TAATAGGGCAGATCAACGCACTGGAATCAGTGAAACAGGAAATCTCTAACCTGCTTGATGAAAAGGAGCAACGTGACGGAACCATTATCGATATCAAAAAACCTAAAGGCAACTCCGAAGGAGACCCCAAAGGAAGTCCCAAAACATAAAAACGCTCTCGAAGAAAAATATCAGGCAGAACCTAAAAAAGAGATTACTAAAGAATCGACTAAATTACCCCGACCAACCGGTTGGAGAATTTTAGTTTTACCTTTTAAAATTAATGAGAAAACCAAAGGGGGAGTTTTATTAGGAAAAGAAACTGTTGAACGTCAACAAGTGGCGTCTCAATGTGGAAACGTTTTAGCAATGGGAGGGAGCTGCTATAACGATAAAGAACGTTATCCCGAAGGCCCGTGGTGCAAGGTCGGTGATTGGGTAGTTTTTGCCCGTTACGCTGGCTCACGGATTGAAATTGAAGGTGGGGAAGTACGGTTGCTTAATGAAGATGAAATATTGGCAACGGTCAAGGATCCAACGGATATCTTGCATAAATATTAACCATAGGAGGAAACTATGCCAGAAGAAAATAAGATCAAGAAAGAAGACCCGAAGGTGGATATTGATACATCTGGACCTGAAGTCGATGTAACTTTACCTGAGGAGAAAAAGGAAGAACCGGTCCAAGCAGAAGAAACCATTAAAGAAGTAGTCAAGGAAGAAGTTAAAGAAGAACCTACAGAAGATAAAACACCTACAGAATCTAAAGCGAAAGAAGCGGATACTCAACTTGAGGATTACAGCAAGGGTGTGCAATCACGAATTGCTAAACTTACTCGTAAAATGCGGGAAGCTGAACGAAGAGAAGCGGCAGCGACCGAGTACGCTCAGGCGGTAGAATATCAACGAGCCAGTGATCAGAAAAAATATTTAAAAATAGATACGGATTACTGGAAACGATTTGAAACCAGTGTCAAAACCGGCATGGACTCAGCGCAAAAAGATTTAGCGAGAGCCATTGAAGCAGGAGATGCTACGGGTCAAGTCGAAGCCAATAAACGGATTGCGACCTTAGCTTTTGATAATGCTAAGTTAGAGCACGCCAAACAAACTAAGGAAGATGTTAAACTTTCTGACGGTGGAAAGTTACCAAGACAAACTCCTCAATACCTACCTGAACAACCAGCAGACCCTCAAGCGGAAGCCTGGGCAGCTAAAAATAAATGGTTCGGTCAAAACCGAGCGATGACGTTTACAGCCTTTGAAATCCACAAGGATTTGGTTGAAAAGGAAGGATATGATCCTAAATCAGATGATTACTATACGGAGATCGACAAACGCATAAGAGTTGACTTTCCTAACAAATTTGATAAGGATAGGGGTATAGAAACGTCCAAGCCCGTTCAGTCGGTCGCTTCTGCAAATAGAAGTGTAAAACAAGGACGCCAAACTGTGAGACTCACTTCCTCCCAGGTGCACATTGCAAAAAAATTAGGAGTGCCACTCGAAGAATATGCGAAACAATTAAAACTCACGAAGGAGGCATAAGCATATGAAAAAAAACGAAAAACAAGCTTCTCGTGCGAGTCAAACACGGTCAAAGACTGAAAGACCAAAAGTGTGGACTCCCCCATCATCACTAGATGCTCCGCCTGCGCCTAAAGGATTTAGGCATAGATGGATAAGAGCAGAGAGTTTAGGGTTTGACGACACTAAAAATATCTCTGGTCGACTGAGAGAAGGATTTGTATTGGTGAGAGCCGATGAATATCCAGACTCAGATTATCCCGTAGTTCCCTCAGGGAAATACTCAGGTGTCATTGGAGTTGGTGGCCTTTTGCTGGCAAGGATATCGGAAGAGATTGCGAAGCAACGAGCAGCCTATCAGGATAAGTTAACCGAAGGGCAAGACGAAGCAGTAGAAACTAATCTCATGAAGGAACAGCACAAGAGTATGCCGATCAATGTTGATCGACAATCTCGCGTAACCTTCGGTGGTACAAAGAAGTAAATTTTATTTCTCGGGATAACAACCAATTCCCTATCACTGAATTCATTAACCGTTTGTGATTTAAAAAATCATAAGCAAAAGGAGTAATATTATGGCAAATCGAAATACAGTAGGATTTGGATTAAATGCCACTGGAACTATGGGATCAAACTATACGAACCAGGGCCAATCCAACTACTTTATTGATGCAGCAGATGCTACAGCTATATATAACGGACAACCAGTTAAGATCACGTCCGGATATATCGTGACAGCGACTGCAGCGATTACCAATTCTGCTCTTGGGGTTTTTAACGGTTGTTTCTACAATGCGGCGACTACACAGAAGCCGACGTGGAACAATTATTACCCAGGTGGAATTACTCCAGCAAATAGCGAAGACATTACAGCGTTTGTTTTAGACAATCCGTTTCAATTGTACGAAGCATCTGTTAATGCACTGATGGGGGCTTCTCAGCCTGCAGCAGTTGCAGCAACAATTGGTCAAACAATGGGAACTCAAACAGCGCAAGGAAGCACGACTACTGGAAAATCTAGTCAGTCGTTAGTTTTCGCTACAATACATGCCACTGCCAATACTTGGAGAGTTTTAAGGGTCGCAGCTGATCCTGAAAACGAAGACATGACTGCTGCCTGGTGCTCAGTCATTGTTGTTTCGAACTTAAACCAAATTATTGACAGCGCGGCGTAATAGGAGCATATAGACTATGGCAATATCACGAGCACAACTAGTTAAAGAACTAGAGCCAGGCCTGAATGCACTATTCGGGCTGGAGTACAAAAGGTATGATAATCAACATGCTGAAATATACGTAACCGAGTCTTCTGACAGGGCTTTTGAAGAAGAAGTCATGTTATCAGGATTCGCTAATGCCGATGTGAAAGCGGAAGGTGCAGGAATCAATTATGATCAGGCACAAGAAACTTACACAGCAAGGTATACAATGGAAACTATCGCTCTAGCATTTGCGATAACAGAAGAAGCTATCGAAGATAATCTCTACGACAGACTTGCTTCTCGTTATACAAAAGCTTTGGCAAGATCCATGTCCAATGCAAAAGAAGTTAAAGGAGCTAATCCGTTAATTAATGGGCTGCCTCAAACAGCTACATTTTTAGCTGGAGATGGCGTTGCATTATTCTCTACTGCACACACAACAATCAGTGGAACTAATGTATCAAACACTTTAGCAACTCAAGCAGACTTAAACGAAACTTCATTAGAACAGGCACTGATCGATATCGCTGCTTTCACTGATGAAAGAGGTTTAAGAATAGCAGCTAAAGGAACTAAAATGATTGTTCCTTCTGGAAACCAGTTCAACGCTGAGAGATTATTAAAATCTCAAGGTAGAACTCAAACTGCTGATAATGACATCAATGCTATCAACTCAATGGGAATGATTCCTCAAGGATATAGAGTGAACAATTACCTAACTGATGCTGACAGCTGGTACATTATTACGGACGTACCTAATGGTATGAAAATGTTCCAAAGAACACCATTGACAACTGCAATGGAAGGGGACTTTGATACTGGCAACGTTAGATACAAAGCTAGAGAAAGATACGTTTTTGGCGTGTCTGACTATAGAGGTATCTTCGGAGTACAAGGCGTATAAGCAATAAATTAGAAGTGAGGCGGCCTTAAAACCGCCTCATTTCGACAATACAGTAAGAAATTCTCATATGAAAAACTTCAGAGTTCAAATTCGATATCATGGCTACTACGCTGATTTTAATGTTTTAGCGGAAGATAGTGCTAATGGTATTGAAAAATCGATCCTTGACAAACTGGGAAAAAATGAGGTAAAGTTTGAATCTGATGGATTTACCAGTAAGCGTGGTAAATGGATAACCTATGAGGAGGTTACAGATGACCGAAGACCTATACAATACGAAGAGGTCCTTGGAGTTAGAGTGGCAACAGGAGCACCTGAAGGAAGGTAGATATACTTTGCACATGGGACATATCGACAAAAAAATTCAGGAAATTATTAAAGAGATTATTGCCAAAGAGTTTGAAGAACAAACGCTTCAGACTAAAATAAACGAGGCCAAGGCCGAAGTTTCGATAGCCACTTAAGCGCTATCAAAAATCAATTTTTTACTACAGGATACCTTGCGCTGGACGCAAAATTAAGCTATAAAAAAAATACTATACAATTATTAATTAGATCTAGACGCGTATAGTCGACGGCCTAGAGACTAGATCTACATTAACTAGGAGGATATAATTATGGCAAAAACAAACTTTTCTGGTCCTATAACGACTGGAAGAAATCAAGACAATAGTCCTGA